CCGCGACCACCTGCTTGGTGTTCAGATCGGGAAAGGCGCCAATACGGTGCCACTGGCGCTTGTTGAGCAAGTACCAGGAACCGCGCGCACGGTTCTTGGCGAAACGAAAGTGCAACGCCGGGTGACTGGCATCGCGCAGATCACGCACATGCTCAAGTTTGGCATTGCGGGCAATCTCGGCATCCGACAACTTCACCGTCAGGGTTTTGATTTGGGTACTCAAAACGCGCCCTCCTCCGGGTCAAGAAGGTCGATCACCTCAAACGTCGACGGCCACATCCATCCGCCGTATCGAATCGCCATGGCCTTATCAAAAAACAGCGCTAAGGCATGATCTGGTGCGCTTCCAAGGTCCAGCTTGGAAGAACAGCAAAACACCGCATAGCGGTACTCGGTGGGTGCCGGAACGGCAAGGCGAGGCTCAGCCATCAGAAATTTTCCTTTGTTTTGTAGCGGTCAGCCATGCTGGTGACTTTTGCTGGCTTGGACGGCTCAACCCATCCCGAAGCCAGTTGTTCGAATCGGCTGTACTGCCCGAGGAAGGCTGCGCGAACGGTGCCGCCGGCGATGTCTCGGCCCTTGCCAATGATGATTTCAGCAATGCCCTTCGCTTCCGAGTGCTCGTGATAAACCTCGTCGCGATACACGAAAAGGATGATGTCCGCGTCCTGCTCAATGGCGCCGGATTCGCGCAGGTCAGAACACAGCGGACGCTTGTTAGGACGCTCTTCGCATTTACGGGAGAGCTGACTGAGCAGGATCACCGGGATGCCCAACTCGCGAGCCATGAGTTTCGCGGTGCGCGTCATATGGCTGACTTCTTGCTCGCGACTGAACGTGCGTGAGTCGGAGTCGACCAACTGCAGGTAGTCGATCACCATCAGATCCAGGCCGTATCGGCGCTTGTGACGACGCGCAGCAGCACGGATTCGGTTCATCGACATCGATGCGCGGTCCGAAAGGTACAGATTGGAGTTTTTGAGTTTTCCGGCAGCGCTCATCAGCTCAGCGCCATAGTCGTGTGGGGCTTTGCCGTTCTTGATCAATTGCAGCGGTATGCGTCCTTCAGACGCCATGAAACGGTCCATCAGGCCGGTGTTATCCATTTCGAGACTGAACGCCATCACGCTCTTGCCCTCGCGAATAGCGGCATTGGACGCGATGTTCATGGCCAAAGTGGTTTTCCCCATGGCTGGACGGCCCGCGATGATGATCAACTGGCCGGGTTTCAACCCTTGGAGCTTCTCGTCCAAGTCGGCGATGCCGGTGGACAAGCCGTCGATACCCTCCCCCCGATCAGCCCTGGCCTGTAGCACCTCAATGTAATCGTCGAGGATGTACTCGGCCTTGATCACCTCGGAAGTGGCCGACTGACTGTCGACTGCCTGGGCTTCGGCCTGCACCGCTGCAACCTTGTCCGCCGTGGGCTGGTCGCCGTAAGCGATGTCATTGATCCGAACACTCAATTCAATCAGCGATCTATCCAGGCTTCGCTCGCGGACGGTGCCTGCGTAGGAGGCAGCGTTCGCAACGCTGGGGGTGTTGCGCGCGATCTCGGCGGCGTAAGCGAAGGCGGGAGAGCCGCAAGGCAGGTCACCGATACGAGCGCCGATAGTCACGATATCGACCGGCTGGCCAGCACCGTGCAAATCCAAAATGCCGCGATAAATTGCGGCGTTGTCCTCGTAGTAAAAATCCTCGACCGCGAGGTCGGCACTGAGCAAGTCGATCAATTCCGGGCGCAGGAACATCGCCCCCAACACACCGTGTTCGGCTTCCAGGCTGTAGGGATCACGCATTGTAATTACCCTCCACGACCTTCACGAAGTTGCTCGGCGCAATCAGCCAATCGAAGTTGCAGCGAAAAGGACTACCGCCAGAGGCTGAAACCTTGCCCATCAAAAACTCGCTGGAGCGGACCAGGGCGAAGTACTCGGCCCAGAAACTGAGATCCTGATGAACATCGCTCTCGTTCCAACGAGCGGTGATCTTGCTGATCCGGTCCTTGGTCAACAACATGACCCGGGGAAACTCCGGGATCGTCGTGTTGAACAAATCGACGATGGCCTGGGTTGGGCATTTCGGCTTCGAAATTTTCGTTGGTTGCTCGGCGCCAACAAGAGGTGATGGTTCACTTGATGGTTCTATTACGGTTCTGGGTGCGGCTGCTGCGGGGGTTTGTGTCGTGAGCTGCGGGGGTGGTGGTGCATCTGCTGCGGGGTGCGCCTCTTGCGGGGGTGCATAAGATGCGGGGGTTAGGGTGTAGATCGTCGAGCGCCCCATCCGCTCCCGGACAGACAAGATGCCCACTTGTCCAAGCCACTTTATGGCCGCCTGAACAGTCCTTTCAGCGAGGCAAGTTCGTTCAGAGATACGAGCGACCGAGGGCCAGCAAACACCCTCGTCGTTTGCGTTGTCAGCCAGCGATATCAGAACAGCCTTCTGCGGGCCGCTCATGCCTTGCAACGGCCAGCACAGGCTCATGATGATGGTGCTCATGCGGAAACATCCTGGGCAGGAGCCAGGGACGCCTTCAAGTGATTGAGGCATTCCCGGCGGAATTGAGACTTGGATTCTGGCGAGTACTGGATGCCAATCAGGAGGGCGGCATTCATCGCAGCAGATTGATTGGAGACTGCGCGTCGAGACACCTTTTCGGACTCGCTGGAAAGTGTCGCGACATCGCCTGAACTATTGACTGCGGGGGTGTTTTTGATCATTATCGACCTCGCTAAAAAGTTGTACTGAACCGCCCTGCCAGGCGGTTTTTTTATGCCTGTAATTCAGGCGTTATGGGTGTCCGGCGCATCCGTGGTAGCTTTTTGCTTCCACACGAAAAGGCCTCGGAGGCCGGACAAATGAAAGCGAAGGAAATCAACTACGAAATTTTGTGGCACAAGTGCGTCGACGATCAGGACGAGGCGATCCGAAAGCTTCCTCGAACCATCGAGAGTCATGACTCGAAGCTCTCGCGTGCGGCGTTTGGCATCTACAAACTGCAATGCTTCTGCGAGCGTTTGGTGGCGAAGTACGCCAGCCCGTGGCTGGAACTTAAGCCGGTCGAGGCCGGGCGCCTGTACTTGCTCAACAAGCATCACTGGCACCCTTCGCAGGTAAAAGACCTGAACCTTGTTGATCTACTTCTCCTACTTCATGAAGAGCTGATCGAGATGAAGCTGACAAAGGAGGAATTTGATCCGGTGCACAACTGGGCGATGCACCAGGATTGCTACGCTGAGCTTGCGGCTTCGAGTTCCAATCTTTAACCACTGGAAGCACTCTCTCTACCGACGGGTCCAGGAACGAAAACCTGGACCCTTTCGGCTTAAAAAATCGAACGATGGCGGCAATCATCTCTATTCCCTTCCTATGCACTGTATGAATTGGCCTGAAGATCAGGCTGCCTTTAGCGATTCGCGCAAAACTTGCAGAGCGTCTATCGCCTCAAGGATTGCTTTATCGCCCTGGGCTTTTTCGTGCTGGCTGATGTGGTTGTCCGCCGTGGCATCGAAAATCAATCGACCAACATCACCGCATTCCGCGGACAAGAGGCCCAGCGCGGCCATCAGCGGTTTTGCTTTCGGCTTTTCACGAGCCGCGAGGTCAAAACCGAATTGGTCAGCGAGCGCCATCAGCGGGCGCATATCTTGTGTGTGGAGCAGCACGCCAAACAGATGCTCGATCGTTAGGTGGTGCGCCGCGTTATCCGGGTTTGAACGCTGCAGAAGGCTCACGTGAGCCATGCACATTTTCCCTGCTAGCTCCTCTGCCCCGCTTTCCTTGATGGTGGTGTGGCAAGCCCTCAAGAAATTTTCCATTCGTAAAACCTCGATTTTGTTTCCGTGGATGCTCGCCACGGTGTGCGCGATCATTTGCCATACGGATCAACGACAGGGACGACCTATGCAGCGGATTGTTTTTTGTCGGCCTTCAACTGGCCGTTGGTCACCAGCTCAAGCTGGTACTGGCGGAGCTGAGGAATTTCATCGCCCCACTGCCGGACCGCCTCGTATGTGATTCCGAGCGCTTTGGCCAAGGGAGCAATCCCTTTGAAATAATTGATAGCGTCGGCACGGTTCATGGCTGACTCCTTGTGATGTGCGCCAATTCAAGCATGCTTGTGTTTAGTAAGCAAGCATGCTTGCCAAGCTAACTTGTAGATTGCTCGCATGAAAATTACTGATCGAATTACTGCCCTCGTCCGTGCTCGCAAGCCAGAGGTCGGCGCGCGCGGGTTCAAGCGCGACATAGCGACCACTTGCGGGGTCAGCTACGAGGCTGTGCGCCAGTGGTTTGCTGGTGACACAGGCAACATCAAGAATGAGAATTTGAAGGCGATCGCCGACGGCTACGACACGACAGTCGACTGGCTGCTGAGTGGGAAAGGCGAGCCGCCGCGGCGCATGACTCCAGCCCGATCTGCCGAGGATTCTGGAAAGTCATCGGCCGACATCGTTCAGCAGATGCTGGCGAAGCACGGGAAGAATCTGTCTGATGCCGCAAAGCAGAAGATCGCAGAAGCCGTTGCCGAAACGGCCAACGAAGTAAAGTCTGGCAATGTCATCCCTGCGGATTTTTCAGGCCTGCGCGCCAGGGCCGACGAGGTTCTGATTCCTCAATACGACATCCGTGCCGCCATGGGCCATGGCCAGGTACCGCCAGATTACAGCGAGACGGTCCGCAACCTGATCGTGCGTGAGGACGTGTTGCGAGAGAAGGGTGTGACATTCACCACCTTGAACGCCCTCGCCGTGATTACTGGCTGGGGTCAGAGCATGGAAGGCACGATCAATGACAAGGATCCTGTCATTGTTGACCGTGGAGTGAATGAGTTCATCGGTGATGGGATCTATGTGATCACCTGGCACGGCCTGCTCTACATCAAGCGCCTGCAGATGTCCGACGAGGATCATTTTTGGCTGATATCTGACAATGAGAAGCACAAGGACCAGCAGGCCAGGATCGACGACGTGACAATCCACGCGAAGGTTTTGCTGATTTGGAATGCCCGAAAAGCCTGACCTGACACAAAACAAGAAAGCCCGCCAATCGAGCGGGCTTTTTTGTGACCGCTAAAACGGTGCCGGATCCTCTGCCACAGATACATCATCAACCTCTAACGGTCGATCTTCGTCGCTCGCGGCCTCCCAGCGCAGAGTGATCGCCTCATCACCATCCTCGATGGTCATTTCGATACCGTCCGTATCTGATAGCACCAATAGCAACTCACTCCATTCCATCTGCCCATCCGTGTCCAGGCGATGAATGGTAACCAGCCTGTTCAGTTGCGACGTCGGGTGATTGATCATCGACGAAACGCGCAGATTCAATCGCTCCATGCCCGTCATTGGCTTGGGCCCCGCTTCCTTCTTCTTATCCTGCTTTGCCATAAAACACCTCCTTTGCTGATGCTGTATATCCATACAGTACAAAAAATAAATACAAGCGTGCTTGCATTCAATACACAAGCATGCTTTTATAAATGCAAGCCGACTTGCAATAGAAACACAAGCAGACGGTCAGGGCCTCAAGAGACCCACTGCTCTTTAACAGTCAGCGCAACAAACAACAGACCGCATTGCCTCTACCGGCGACCGGCGAGCAGACAGGCCCGAAAGCCTGCCAACGATAGGGAAAACCTTGTACGGCTGCTCGATGGTGAAACGCCAGAACTGAGTGAGTGACCCGGCAAGCAATGCGCCCCGCAAATCCCAGCGGCAGAAGGGAGAGACACCGAATCGAATTAGCGGTCCCGATAGCCTCGGCTGGGAACGCCGGACCTCATGCACCCTGCCCCACTCATCCAGGGCATTAAGAGCTGTAGCGTGCATGTTGTAAGGACCTGTGATCCATGGCGAACAGATGCTGTTTGACGCTGTGAGTAGGAAGCTCGAAGCCCGCACCCACGACGAACCGCCGACCTGCAATCAGCAGCGGGATACGCGGCGCCGCCCTAGCGGAGAGGGAGTCACCGCTGACGCAACACCCCGGCCTGTCGCCAGTAGCGAGGCCGGGATTTCACCGATAGGCCTTCGCAAAAGGGCCTGACGGGAAATCAACCCAGCGCAAGAGGAATCACCATGTTAGGCAAATTGTTCGGCAAGAAATCCGGCC